TGCAATAATAATATCTTCAGGATTTAATCTATTATATATTTGAAATTTAAAAATATCTTCATAGGCTATATCATTTGCTACAGCGGTAATAATAGGGATATTATCATTTAAGCAATTTACTTTTAATTTTGTATCTGCATTTAAACATGCATATTTTTCTAAATCATTTTTAAAATGTGAAGCTGTTGCTGCACTACCTCCATTACCAAAACAATAGATAATTCCATTACGGTAAGCTGCAGTACCTATTTTTGTTGCAACCGAATATAATGTTGCAATATCTATATCCTCAATAGCATTAACTAAAGTTATTAATCTTTTTGCAATTATATCCATATTATTCTCCTAATATTAAATTGATTGCTGTATATAAATCTTTTGCTTTATAAGTTGGTTTAATTTCTGGAATATTATTATGAAGTAAAATTGTTTTTGCTTGTATATTTTGTCCAGCTTGTATATCTACAATTCTATCTCCAATCATCCAAGATTGAGATAAATCAATATTATAATATGTAGCCGCGCGCATGAATAATTCAATTCCTGGTTTTCTACAATTACATTTAATTTTATAAGCAAGATTTTCTTTTGGGAACCCTCTTTTTGGATGATGAGGGCAATAGTAAATATGATTAATATAAGCTCCTTCTTGTCCAAGTAGAGTTTCAAGTTTATAATGAATAAGATGTAATTTATCTAAATTACAAAGTCCTTTTGCAATTATTGGTTGATTTGTAATTATAATTGCAAGATAATCAGAATTGTTAATAAGTTTAATCGCTTTAGCCGCGCGCGGCTCTAACTCAAGCTAAGATGGATTATATATTAATCCAACCTCTTTATTAATTGTTCCATCTCGGTCTAGAAAAATTGCTTTTTGTTTATTTTTTAAAGATCGTTTTTCTGGTAAATGATTTATTATATCTTGTTCTGCTTCATGAAAACGTTGCACTGTTCCAATATCTTTTACATATTCTGATGATTTATACCCATAAATTCTCTTTCTAGAAATAAGTAACTTAATAACATCTTTTTCTAGATTGAGTGGCTTTTCTGGTAATAGTTGACAAATTTTTGTTTGAAAAATATAAATACCAGCATTTACACAATTTGGGTACCATTGAGTATTATCTCTATTTTTATCTAAAATATTATATATTTTATTATTATTATCTAATAAAGTTATATCAGAATCATAAGGATGATTATTTGGATGCACAAAAACTGTACACTCTGCTTTATTAGTTTTGTGAAAGGTAAACATCTTATTTATATCTATATTAAATAAAATATCTCCCAATAATAAAATAAAATTATCTCCCAAATTAGGAATACTACTTAATGAACCTGCCGTTCCTCTTGGAGTGTGTTCTATAATATATTGAATATTTACTCCAAATTTTTTCCCATCCTCAAAATATTGAATAATATGTTGCCCCAAATGACCAATTATAATTATAATATCTGTGATATTTTGTTTTTGTAACTGTTCAATTTGCCATTGTAAAATCGGTTTACCACCAATCTATACCATTGGTTTTGGAATTTCATCTTTTGTTATTGAAGTTAAACGAGTACCTTTCCCTCCAGCCATTATAACTGCAAACATTTTATCCCTCATTATAAATTAATTGTGTTCCAAAATTTTCAATTTCAAAAGGTAGTTCTTTTAAATCATGTAAAACCCATCTAAGTTTATCCTAATTTTCAAGTGGGCAATAAAATAAAAGGAATCCTCCTCCACCTGCGCCAAGTAATTTACCTCCAAGCGCACCATTTTTTAAAGCAAGTTTATAATAGTTATCAACAATTGGATTGGAAATATTATTAGCTAAAGATTTTTTTAATAACCAATTTGTGTGAAGTATAAGGCCTATATCATCTATTTTATCAGTTATTAAAGAAGTATACATTGTATCCACTAATTCTACCATGCGTTGAAGTGTATTATTTTTCTTTTGGTCAATTAAAAGATTATTATTTTGCTCTTTTAAAATTTCATTTGATGAATGAGTCATCCCAGTATAAAATAAAAGTAAGTTTTGATTTAGCTTTTGGTAAGATTTAGCTGATAAAATAATAGGATGAATTTTTACACTATCATCTGGTAAAAATTCAATTATTTTAAGACCACCAATTGCCGTTCCATACTGATCTTGTTTTCCAATGGGTTCATGTAACTAATTTAATTCTACAATACATGCTTCTGCTGCAATTTCTTTTTTATATTTAAATTTATTATTATAAGTCGAAAGCGCATGAATAAGACCAACCGTATATGCGCTAGATGTTGAGAGTCCGGTTCCAGCTATCACATCTGCAGTGCTTACAATTTCAACACCTTGAGTATGATAATTTTGTAATAGCTGGCGCGCGATTGGATGTTGAATTGTATTTATATTATCTACAATTTCAGTTTTACTATACTTTACAATAGTTTTTTCTTGCTAAAAAGTTGGGTGAAGACTAATATACATATATTTATCTATGGTAGTAGATAAAACTTTACCACCATATTGATGATAAAAATTAGGTAAATCACTTCCTCCTCCAACAAAACTAATACGGAATGGAGTTTTAGTAATAATCATTGCCCCATACCCCATTGTATATATGTATTACTTCCAGGTCGACGATAATTATAAAAATAACTTGGAATACTTAAATATGAAAGAGAGTCTTTATTATATTTTTTTAATACTCTTTGCATAAAATCATTATCTTCTTGATATTGAATTTGAGAAAATCTTATATCAGTAAGAAAATCTTTTTTAAAAAAATATTGCCATACCATTGAATAATGTTGCATATTAAAATAATTACTTACAAAATTTAATTGAGCAATAGGTTCATTATTTTTTTGAAGCAAATCCAACATCATTTTTATAATTTCTGGATTAATAATCCAATCATCGCCATCAACAAACCAAATATAATCACCACTTGCATTATCTAACCCACAATTGCGTGCTAGACCTACAAAAGTAGTATGACTATATATAATTTTATAATTCATATCAACCATATATTGTTGAATAGGTTTAATGGTGGGATCTTTCTCATCATCAAGAATAAAAAGTATTTCATATTCAATATTTTCTAAATTTAACATATGAAAACTTAAAAGTAAATTTTTAATATAATGCTCTATATTTTTACATGGTACTATTATTGAAATATCCATAAGTCCTCCTTATAGATTAGAAATACCAACAACTTTATTATTAATTAATTTAATTAATTTTACTCCTTGCGCGCCCCGTAGAGCTAAAGGTATATCAGAATATTTAATACGGATTTGAGTTGTAGTAGAATTAATAAGTATATCTGTAGTATTATTAAGTGGTAAAAAATCACTCATTTCATCTGCTTTTTGAATTCGAATTCCTTTAGTATTTGTATTGGTTATATTAAATTCAGTAAAATATGTAAGTTTACCATACCCTTCAGTTGAAATACTAAAAATTTCTTTTGTGTCAGCAGGTATCACCCGCGCGCCTTGTACATAGTCACCTATTTCAAGCTTCATACCAATTATACCACGAGCAATACGCCCAATAGGTCTAATATTTTTACTTTCTATAATTATAAATTGACCATGTCTAGACATGATGCCAATACGCTCATCTGTAAGTATAAGAATAGAAGCAATCTCATCTCCAGTATCTAATTTAATAGCCTGAGCACCACTATTACGTTTTAAATTATACTCATTAAGTTTTGATTTTTTTAGAAGGCCTTTTTTGGTGATAAAAACAATAAATTTGTTTTCAGTTTGACGATTTAATATAACCGCGTTTGTAATTTCGTCTGTAAATCCATATGCAGAAAGATATTGTTTTTCTCCAATATTAAATATTCCAAGTTTTGTATGATAATAATTACCTTTTGAATTAAAGAAAAGAATTGTATCTATATTTTCTCCTACAAGATTATCAATGATACGTTCATCTTTATCAAGCTTAAATTTTTGACCTACACCATTACGTCGTTGAGTAAAAAGGCTAGAAGTTTCTGTTACAAATATTGCACCTTTATTAGTGAAAGAAAGTGATAATTGTTTTTGTTCGATTACTTCATCTTCATCAAAAGTAATATCCATAATCTTGGTGCGACGAGCATCGCCGAGTAATTTGGAAATTTTTTGAAAACCTTTTTCGATTTCTTTATAAAAAAGTGTTTGGTCATTGAGAATAGCATTTAATTCATCGCGCTTTTTCTCAAGTTCTACTTTTTCTTTTTCAAGTTTTTCTACTTCCAAATGTGTCAAGCGCGCGAGCTTAAGATCAAGAATCGCTTTTGCTTGAATGTCATCAAGTAAGAATTGCTTAGTAAGCGCAAGGCGTGCGGCTTGAGTTGATACGCTGGACTTGATAACTTGGACTACTTCGTCAATAGATGCAAGACAAATCAGAAGCCCTTCCAGGATATGGATGCGCGCTTCAACTTCATGCAAGTCATAAAGGAAACCGGCGCGATAGACTAATTTTTCATGCTTTAAATGCTCTTCTAGTGCGGCCTTCCATCCAAATACTTGTGGGAAACGTCCGTCACGCAGCATTGTCATATTAATACCGTAGTGAGATTGGAGCGAAGTATTTTTATAGAGAGACTTGAGAACTTTTGTCGGGTTGGCTTTTTTTGCGAGATAAATTTTTAGAAGAACCGTTTCGCCCGTGAGATCATTATAACGCTCAATACCAGGGTTATCTTCGGATTCGATTATAGCATTGAGTTCTTCACGGATTGTAGAAGTATAGACATTATAAGGAATTTCTGTTACAATAAAGCAGTTATCTTTATTATCCCATTCAACTGTACTTCTTAACTTACAGGCTGCGCCCGTTCCATTTTTTAAGGACTCTTTGACTTGGGATTCATTTAGAATTGTTGCACCTGTCGCAAAATCGGGCGCGCAGTATATGTCTTCAAAGTCAATATCTGGATTCCAAAGTAATTTAATAAGTGCTTCATTTACTTCTTTAATATTAAATTGTGGAATTGAACAGGCCGCGCCGACTCCAATACCGAGAGATCCATTTACTATATTATAATATCCTTTAGAGGGAAGAATAGCAGGATACTGTTTGGTATCATCGTAGTTATCGCGCCACTCTGCAATTGTGTCTTTATCTATATCTTCAATGATATGGCCAAAGATTTCGGCTAAACGGACAGACGTATATCGTGGTGCGGCCCAGTTGCCGGTCATTTTAACGTCACCATTTGAACCTTCGACTTCGACAAGTGGGTATCGCATAGCAAAGTCTTGGCTGGCGCGCATTATAATACCTTCGCAGGAACTATCACCATGAATATAGTAATCTGCCATCGCAAGACCTATAGCATTATTAGTCTTTTTAAAAGGTTTGCTATGTACGAGTTTGTTTTGATACATAGAATAAAAGATCTGGCGCGCGGATGGCTTGAAACAATCACGTACATCCGGAAGAGCGCGAGATTGTAATACTGCCCCAGCGTATGACGTAAAGGCAGTATTGATTATATCAGTCATTGTTTGGGGCATTAGTAATCTCCTTAAATATGTACTTCAAGCATATAGTGACATTCAGGGCAATTTACTACTGTTTGAGATATAGTATCTTTTCCATACACAGCATCATCATATTCAGTTACTAATTCTGTTCTTGTGTCACTAACAGTATATGCAAAAATACATCCACACTTTTTACAAGTAATCTCACCAAGTTCATATTTGTTTCCATGTTTAATTATTCTCATTGTTTTCGTCACTTTCCTCATCTTCTTCTGTATATCCATTATATAATTTACATTGACTTGTTAAAAGTGCTGCCCAATTCATGCCAAGCATAAAACCAATATCAAAATCTTTTGAATCAGCATAAGTGCTATTAGCAATATACTTTTTATATTCTCCAGACATAATATTATTTATAATTAATGTTTGAAATTCTTTTTGATTCATAAAAAATGCTTCTATTTTCATAATATATACTCCTTCTATTCTATATATATTATACCATAAAATAAGAGAAAAGTCAAATTTGACTTTTCTCATTCTCTTATGGTTTGAAAGTCTATTTTATTAAATACGTATTCTTTTCGCGGCTCTCCATCTTTACCCATTAAAGCTTCAAGCAAAGCAATTGAGTCGGGCGCGGGAGTAATCTGTTCAAGTCTTTGATATTCAGTAGAGAACATAGAGGTGCGCGCCTGGGATGGCGTTAGACTACCAAGACCTTTGTTACGCTGAACTTCACCTTTTATTTTTCCTTTTGCTTTATTAAATTCTTCATCAGAAAAGTAATAAGACTCGGTTTTACCATTTTTAACAATATAAAGTGGAGAACGCAACCAGAACAGGCGGCCTTCTTTAATGAATTGTGGTGCGAGGTATTGTAAACAAGCCATTATTAGAAGTGAAATATGCGCGCCGTCGCTATCAGAGTCAACACAAATTCCAAGCTTCCCGTAACGAAGTTTAGAGGCATTATATTTACCAGGAACAATGTTCATAGCACTTAACAAAAGTTTTATTTCTTCGTTTTGAAAAACTTTTTCTTCGGGATTGGCAAGTGCATTAATAATTTTTCCACGAATTGCCATAATGCCATATTTGGTATAATCGCGCGCCTTCGACATTGAACTGGCAGGTGAATCACCCTCAACAATCAACAGGATTGAATCTGGCCCAAGTTTCTCAGCATCAAAGAGTTTATCAGATGCAATCATTGATTTCTTTTGATTGCGCTCTATTTCTTTTGTGGCTTCAAGGACTTGTTTGCGCGCTCGCTCGGCCGCGGCTTCTGCACGGGCAACTTTTTTAAGTAGTTCTACGACTTGATTAAAATCATCGGGGCGGCGTATTTGAAAGTCTTTAAGAGCGTTTGAAATTGCAGTTGATGTTGCTGTGCGTGCTTCAGGATTGGCAAGTGCGGTCTTTTGCTGGTTTGTAAATTGTCCAAGTTTTACTTTTACACTTACAAAACCATCAAGCACATCACGGATTGTATCGCCTTCGTATTTGGTTTTAGCAAGAGAATTAAAAGTGCGTGTGAGCGAAGATTTAAAACCACTAATAAAGGCTCCGCCATCGGGCATATAAAGGTTGTTAGCATAACCGCGAATTTCACCTTTTTTACTCACCCATTGAAGCGCGAGTTCCACTTTACAGTCTGATGTTTCGTAAGTATAAGAAAAAGGTTTGGAAAGTCGATTTTCTTTTGAAAGGCCATCAATTAGACCGCTTTTAGAATAAAATTCTTCTACTTTGTCATCTATTTTAAGATAGATGTAAAGTCCAGTAGAAAACATTGACATTTCTTTAAGTGTTTTTCTTAAAGAATCAATATCAATAAAAATATCTCCATAAACTTTTTCATCTGGTTGATAAGTAATAGAAGTGCCAGTTCCATTGGTAGTTCCAACTACTTCAACATTTGTTATCGCTCGCGCACCTTCGTCATCAGATTCAAATTTTTGAAGATAAATCTCACCATCGCGGCAAACTTTAACATTAAGCCATTTGGCGGTGTGGCAGACAATTTTATTGCCTTCACCATTAATACCAACAGCACTTGAATATACACCTTCAGTATGCTTGCCGCCAGAGTGTGGGATAAGAAATGCGGCGGTTAATGAGTTAATACCATCATCACGAATACCAACAGGAATACCACGCATATTATCTTCTACATTTATAATCCTTTTTTGAGTGTCAAGAGAAATAATAAGGCGGGGGTTCTCCGGCTTATATACTTCATATTCATCTTGTACATTAACAATTAACTCTCTAAGACCAAGATTAATTGCTTCTTGACGATCTGCAGAAAGATACATTCCTATTTTTTCACGAAATGCTCGGCCTGCTGATAGAGATACTATATCATTTGCTGTATAATTCATTTAATATCTCCTTTAGTTTTTCTTCTATATTATCTTTATAAGTGATATAATATAATTTTATATTATTTTTTTTACAATATTCAAATTTTATTTTATCTCGTTTAATTCGTTCTTCAAAAGCCTTTTTATCGTTCCAACTATCTTCTCTATATGTAAAATGTATATCTCCTTGATATTCTATTAAACCCAATAGTTTGTTATCATTATTTAGTAATGCAAAATCAAATTGATATGGTCTAGTGTTACATATGAAATCATTAAACCAATATTCTGATTCATATTTATATCCTGATAAATTTAACAATCTATTAATCGTCATATTACCAACAGAATTAATACACCCACAGGATCTTGTATCTCCACATGCTAAATATTGATGTTGTATTAGACAAATATTGCCGCAATCACATTGACATTTCCACAGCCTTACATTATATCTATCTGTTTTTTTGTAAAAACCTGCTTCTTCTAATACCACTAATTTTCCAAATCTTTTACCCGTTAAATCGCCACCACGTTTTAAATTTGATTCAGTCGCGCGTTCTTTTTGATAACAACCACATGATTTTGTATTGCCGGAACGTAGATGCTTACCCATTACTATAACTTCATTACCACATTTACACTTACATTTCCACATCGCTCGACCCTCTTTGTTATTTGGTGCGCGTTCAATAACGGTTAAATATCCATAAACATTTCCAATTTCATCTTTTACACCCATTTTATCACCTTCTATTTATAAGTAGAACTGGTTTAAATGGATTTTATAAAATTGAGTCCTGAAATAATAATAATTCATTCATTTATCTTCCTCCCAATTCGGTGGTATAAAATTATGAGCAGGGCGCCATCGCCATCCCTTATTATCCCAAATTAAAAACATAGTTACTCCATGAATTGAGTCAAGATATGTATCTAATACTTGATAAATTTTTTTTGTTTCTTTATGTTTTACTTTAAACATATACAAACTCCTTTTCATTCTAATTTTATTATACCATTTTTCTTTTAAAAAGTCAAGTTTTTAAATATTTTATTTACTTTATATAGAGAGGTACCAATGGAGGTATTACAAATGGATAATATAATTCGAGTCACTTTTAAAAAATCCCAAGAAGCTACTACACGAGCTTTATATTAGTATGATTATGGGTAGATATTAAAATTTATTGATATAGAATTACCAACTAATTATGAAGTTCATTTTTCAAATAGATTATTTGGAGATGCTACAATATAGATTGGTGATAGTAATGGTGTATTAATTCCAGACCAATATTTATAGACTGGGCTTACCGTATATGCTTGGATTTATTTACATACTACTAATAATGATGGAGAAACACTTTATTAGGTTACAATTCCTGTATTGAAGCGCGCGCAGCCATCTGAAGAGACTCCAACTCCAGAATAGTAGTCTATTATTGAACAAACTTTAGCTACTTTAGAAACAAACGTAAGGGCTTCTGTTGCTGCTGCAAGCAATTGCGCGCAAGCAGTAATTGATTCTGAGCAGGCACGCGATATATCACGAGCCTATATGGAATATACTGAAGGTTATAAAAATACAGCAGCCAATATTTTAGCACAAATTCAACATAGTACAGATTTAGGGTATATTACTATTGGTTCTACTCGTTTAACTGAAACAAATTTAATATAGTTATTATAGTTAATAGAAGAATAAATACATTTATTTATTCTTCTCTTTTTTTTTGTTCTTCAAAAAGGTAGATTTAAAAGCGAAGAAGACCCACTTTTATTATAGGAGATAATCATCTCAAAAGGGGTGAAAGAATAATTATGGAATTTATATCAGATATTGTTCTAGACATAAATTCAAATACTGCTTATACTGTTGTAGGTGCTAAATAGGGTGATAACAATACTCGCGTTGTAACAGCCCATTTAACACAAAATGGCGCGCCATATTAGATAGAAGCAGGTGCAACTGCTACTTTTCGTTTCCGTAAACCAGATGGAAAAGCAATTATAAATGATGCTGAGATAAAAGATTATAATGAGGGTATTATTGCAATTGGTTTAACTAGCTAGGCTTTGGCTGCGGCTGGTCGTGGGTATGCTGATATAGTTTTAACGAAAAACCAACAAATTTTGTCTACCGTATCTTTTATTATTGTTATTATGGCTTCGCCATAGGTATTAAGTGAAATTATTTCTAGTAATGAATTTGGATATATTGAAGATATAGTCGCAAGTTCTCGTAATACAATTTATGAATCTGAAGCTTGGGCAGTTGGTGAAAGAGCAGGATAGCCAGTTAGTTCTGAAAATTTCTTTGATTGGACTTTTAGTAGCCCTGGTGGCGTTATTCGTGCAATTCAAGTTACAAAATCTGTTTTTGAATCTGTTGTAGGTTCACATCCAGGCTCTAATAGAACTTTTACTTTTACTTATGTTGCAATTGATAATTATTGGAATTTAGTAACTGTAGAGCAAGTTGGTGGTACTAGTACAACTTCTAGTCCACAACGTTGTAATGATATTAATAGTTTTGGTATTGAAATTAGTTATCTTGTTGCTGACCATCCTAATAATGATGATTCAATTACTGTTTACTTTACTGAAGCAGATATAACTTATTAGAATAACTCAAAATATTGGGCAGGAGTAGCTGCATCTGCATATACAGATTTTGAAGCTTAGGCAAGTATATATATAGAAAGTGCAGCTATCGCAGCAGCAAGTGCAAGTGATGCAAGAGATGATATTACTAATAGGTTAACTGTTTCAAGTATTACTCTAGCGGCAGGTTCAAGTGCAACAGTTTAGAAAAATACAAGAATTATAGACGAAAAATCTTATACAAATCTTGCCTTCGGTATTCCAAAAGGAGATAAAGGCGATACTGGTGATGTATATTATGCTACTTTTGAAATTGAACCTAGTACTGGTTATTTATGGATGTATCGTCCAGATGATATGACACAGATTAATTTTGAAATTGGTGATAGTGAGAGTACATATCCAGGATGTTTGTTATTAGAATTAGCAGACTTAGGAGGTTAATAAATGGCAATAACTAATTTAGGTAGAGTATAGCTTCTATTTAGAGGTAACTGGTCATCTGGTTACTCATATCAATATTTAGATACAGTATAGTTAAATGGTAATAGTTATGTTTCTTTAATAAATAATAATATAGGTAACAGCCCTGCAGAGCAAGGAAGTATTTATTGGCAATTAATTGCTCAAAAAGGAGCAACTGGAACAGCAGCAGGTTTTGGTGCAGTAACTGCTTCTGCTATTAGTTTAGCGCCAAATTCTGCAGCAACAGTTTCAGTTAGTACAAGTGGAGAAAATCCCGCTAAAAATTTTGCTTTTACTTTTGGTATCCCACAAGGAGCCACAGGAGAAACTGGTGCTCCAGCTAGTATTATAAGTGTTATAGCAAACGCTACTACAACAGATTATCAATCATTAGCTAGTGTAGCTGTTAGTACTTCAGGCTCTCCTTCTGCTTTAGGCATAACATTTGATTTTTAGATACCACAAGGTACTCCCGGTTCATAGATGAATGCTGTTGGTAGGGTAGATGGAATAGCTCCGGCAAGTAGTAGTGATAATGTTATTTTAAAAGCTGTTCGTTATGCTGATTATGGTACAGCTACTACTTTAACTACAGCAGAAAGAGCATAGGCTCGTGCAAATATAAGTGCTATGGAAGCATTTAGTGCATATGACAACCAAGTTCTTAAATATAATGATGGAGTTTGGTCTGCGTAGTTTATAAATGAAGTACCAAGTGGTAATGCATCTTTAAATGGATATATATTACGTCGTACAAATGATGGTTATACTTGGGCACAGGGCGCGATTCCAAGTGGCGGCGCGCAAAATACAATACTTATGAAACAATCTAATACTTCATATGATGTAGGATGGACTAGTATTATAAGTACTTCTGAAATAGATGCAATGTTTAGTAGTTAAGAGGAGGGGTAAAAATGATTAGAGGGACTACCCCAACACATACTTTTTCATTTGATACATTAGACCCTACAACTTTTTAGGTATTAAATATCTATTATGCATAGTAGGGAGTAGAAATTCTCTCTAAATCAAAAGAAGATTGTACTTTTTCTACAAAAGAAACAGAAACCGGTAATATTTATTTAGCTTCTGTGACTTTAACTTAGGAAGAAACAAAACAATTTAAGTCTAAATATGATGTAGAAGTTCAATTACGTGTATTAACTGCAGATAATAAAGCTTTAGCTACATAGAAATATAAATTATCTGTATGGGATGTAATAAATGATGAGGTATTAGAATGAAACTTCATATTACTTTTAATGAAATAAATTCTGATATACATACTTAGTTTATTTAGACTCATTGTACTTTTCAAACTGATTTTGGAGAGATTATTTTAGTTAAATCGGATGATGTATATACAGGAGATTATGATGTTATTCCTAGAGTTTATTAGCAAATTTTAGAAACAAAAGATAAGGTAATGAATGACGATGTCACTGTAGAAGAAATTCCGATTGCTAAAGTATTAAATTTATCTGGCGGTTTAACCGCTACTATTGGATAATTCAAATCTTTTTGATTTAAATAGGAGGAAATTAAATGTCTTAGTACGTTTCTAAAGTTATATATGGAAGTGAAACCCTTATTGATTTAACCAGTGATACAGTTGATTCATCAAATTTATTAACTGGATATACTGCACATGGAGCGGATGGTGCACTTGTAAGTGGTGGTTGTACTTTTGATGCGGATACAAAAGATGCAACTGCAACTGTTAATGATATTTTATCTGGTTAGACTGCTTATAAAAATGGTTCTAAAATTACTGGTAATATGCCTAATAGAGCCAGTCAAAAATCTTATATTGAAGCTGTAGCTAGTAGTGCTATAATCTTGTAGGGTTATCATGATGGTTCTGGTTATGTAGCAATTGCCAGTGCAGATCAATCTAAAATAATTCCTGAGAATATTCGTGAAGGAATATCTATTCTTGGTGTTGTTGGTACTATGAGTGGTTCTGAAGATGTAAAAGCTACGTCTTTAAGTGCAACTCCTTATACAACTGCAAAAACTTATTTACCAACTGGGCAGGGAGATTATAACTACTTTTCACAAGTAACAGTAGCCTCTATTGCTTATACTTCTGTTTCTAATCCAGCAGGAGGATTAACCGTTACTATTGGTACGGTCGCGCCTGCCTAATAGGAGGTAAAATATGGAATAGTATAGATATGCTTTATTAAGAAAAATTTAGGAATTAGCAAGTGTAGATACTCCTATTGCTAAATCTACTATTATAATTTTAATGAAATTATTAGGAGATGTTTAGCAATAGATTATGAGGGAGGAGTAAAATGAGTATAGTTGATAGTACTGGATTAAATTATTATTTATAGAAATTAAAGGGTTTATTTGTTAGAAGTGTTAATGGTGAAATTCCTAATCCAAGTACTGGTAATGTAGTGGTTTCAAATGTTGCAACTGCTGATAATTTGACTAGTCCTGATGCTTAGGCTTCTTATGGTACTTTTATTTATAGAACGTCTGGTGGTAGCGCAAATATAAGTTCTGGTGAAGCCAATTTAGTTTATATTAATGGTAAATGTGAAATTGATGGAGCTGTTACTGAGGCTTTAAATTTAACTACAGTACCTGTGTTTGTTGAAGAAGGGCCTCTTTTTACAACTGATTTAAGCATGTGGCGTAATACAGCTTATGGAGTAGAAGGTACTTATGATTTTACTTATACTCGTTTGTCTAATGCAGGTGATACACATTGGTAGTTACCAAATAGTGGTAATTATGTAACAACTTTGGAAAATTATGGTATATATGTTGTTAATAATAGTATAAAATCTCGTAATATAGAAGGTCTTACTGATAGTGAAGTTATCACTGATATAACTATAAATATTGATACTTGGGAAAGTCAAATTACCAGTGGTGAAGGAAATTATATTTTTACATACTAGAATAATTATTGGTATTTAAATGGTGAATCTATTAGTCCATATACTTTAACAGATTATGGTATTACATTAACTACTAGTGGTACTATAACCACAGAAGATTATTTTACAATTATATATCAACGTGGTACACCAGATTTTATTTTAAAAGTAACATACATAGAAGGGCATTTAGGTATAATTCATTGTGTATAGCCTACAAGTTTTCAAGCAACAGGTTTTAACTAGTTTGATAATGAAACTATGTATATAGCTAATGCTACTATAGATGATGGTGAAATTGTAGTGAATGCTGGAACATTTTTATGTTATTGTAAAGCCGTTGGTAATGTAGACAATGGTTATGTTGCTTATAGTGCACTTGGGTATATTGAAAATATGGGATGGTGTGCTACTTTACCAGAAATTGGTAGCGAAGTAAGTATAATTAGTAGTAATGTTAGTTCAACATTAAGTTCTGTAGAATTTGCTAATGATGGATATGTTATTGTAGTTGTAAGTAATAAAAGTGATTTATGTATTCATCCTAAATGGAGTGGTATTGCAGATACAACATATGCGGCTTATGAAGCGCCATCTGTAATTACTTTTCCTTTAGTTGGTACTAGAACTGGAAGCTCAACTGAAGAAGATCTGCCACTAGCCCTTTATGGTATGCCAGCAATAAATACAGTTGCTGATACTTTAAATTTAGATACAGATACCTATATTCAAAGAATTGGGTATTTACCAAACACAGACGCTAATTTGGAAGCAGTCATTGCTTTAGGTGTAGATTATATATATGATGAAGATAGTATTTACTATGTTTTAACTTATCCTATTGTTTATACAGTTAATGCAACTTCAGATTATGTTGTAAATGATTTTGGTACTGAAGAATTTATTGGGACAGATATACCTATTGATGTATAGTTATTATATGGATAGAATTTACGAGATAAACTAAGAATTGATGTAGTTACTATTAGTCCACAAGAATTAAATGATAATCAAAAACTTTAGGTACGTAATAATATTGATGCATTGTCTACTGATAGTTTAATCAGTGGAGATAAAACATATTATGTTAGCCCAAATGGTAATGATGATAATGATGGAAGTATAAATTATCCATTTAAAACAATATTAAAAGCAATAACAGTTACTAAAGGATATCGTAATGGTAGTACATATGGAGTGACTATAAATTTAGCGTCTGTG